CATGTGATCCTCCTGTTGATGTTCGCTGTTGAGAGCGGGTACTGCGAAATTGGGCGTATTGGTGAGGCCGACGGATTTGATGCCGACGATGTTCATGGTTTTGGTGTCGAAAATAATGGCCGGGGAATAGTAGGAGTACTCGCGGTTGGCGATCAGCTCGGCCCCCTTGACGTTCCACTCGACGCTCGCCCAGATGGATCCGTCCTCTTTCGCCTCCAGCTCGACGCACCAGCCGCGGGCCGGAGCCGCTTCGCCGACCGGGCCCTTGATCTCGGTGGCATGCTCGATGTCGATGGGGATCTTGAGGCCGCGCTCCTGGAAGAAACGGACGATGCCCCCAGGGTCGCTGTTGTTCCAGGAGCGGCCGTCGCGGCCGATAACCGGGGAGCCGGGGGGGATGAGCATGATACTTTCCGGCGGAGTGGCGTCGTTGCCGAGCAGCAGCTCGTAGTTGAGGGCAATGGTGGCGTTGTCTTCCAGGCTGTTCAAGGCGATGGCAAGCTGCCGGCCGATGTTGCTGCTGTCATCTAAGATCAAAACACGCATAATTGCCTCCCTGCTGTCCGGTGCAGTTGCACCGTACAGCAGGTAACAGGCATAAGTATTTTGAACCGGCTCAAAAGTTCATCCCTGCTTTGTTATGGAACCGCGTTTAAACCATGTTTAAAACTTCTGACGTCTGGCGTTTGAAAATTATTGGGGGGTCTGTAAGGGGTGGGGGTGGGTTCGCCTCTCCTCGGGCATTTTTCAGCGTTCAATAAAATCGTCGACGATGGCGGCGATCTCGGTGCGGTCTTCCCGGCTGAAACCGAGGAACGGCCGGGCCGGTAGTTTCGGGTTGAAGGTGTGGGCCCGGACGCTGGCCCAGACCGGGAACGGCAGGGGCTTGCCGAACGCCTGGGTGACGCGGCGCTTGTGGGCCGGGACGTGCAGGTCCTTGTCGAGGCCGAACTGGTGCGGCGCGCCGTAGGCCTTGTTGGTGCCGACCCGGAGAATATTACCTTGCACGATATAGACGATGCTGTCGCGCAGGCCGTGGCTTTCGGTAAGGATCTTCGGGTTCTTCTTCCTTTTCAGGGTGGCGCTTTTCAGGGCGGCCCAGCGCTTGCCGGTGGGATCGGTCTCGGCGGTGAAGCGCTGCTGGGTGGATTCGACCATATATTGGCCGACATTCTTCAGGCAGGGGTGGAGGTTGTCGCTTTTGCGGAGCAGCTGCTGCAGTTTCTGCTGGATCTCGCGATCGTCGATTTTAGCTATGGTGGTGAATGTTCCGGCCATAATAACTCCTGTTCGGGGCTCTAGGCTCGGGGCAAAGTCTTTAAGGCTTTAACCCTGAGCCCTCAGCCCTGAGCCCTGAGCGGTTTCTAGCCCTCAGCCCCGAACCTGCTTTTGCAGTTCTGGCGGTAATCCCGCGATCATGCCATTCATAATCCTGGTGCGATCGGCAGCCGGCGCGCGGCCGGGGGTGTAGTTCCAGCCGGGATCGATGCCGTTGGGGATCTGCTGCAGCTCGCCGGTGGCTTTGTTGAGCCATTCGTAGCTGCCGTCGTCGGGGGCCTTGCCGACCTGCAAGCCCTGGCGGGTCATGTCCCGATCGGAGAGGGCGACGACGCGGCACTTGCAGCCCCAGCCGTTGGGGGTGAAGTGGGACTCCCACCAGGGATCGTTCGCCGGCAGGACGGTGCCGTGCCAGGCGAGGTGCTGCGGCCGGGGGTGGACGCTGTCGCCGTGGACGTACATCCAGTTGGGGCGGTAGGCGAGCACGTCGGGGTCGGTCATCTGCTGGTAACGGCCGGCCTGGTAGGCGGAGCGGATGTTGGTGGAGTAGATGACCTCCGTGCGCCAGCCGCGGCTGCCCTTGTAACCCCAGCCGTACTTCTGGACGATGCTGTCAAAGTTTTTTTGAAAGGTAGCCAGGGTGGTGCCGTCGGTTATGGCGGCATCGATGGCGGTTCTGAAGTCGGCGAGCAGCTCGGCCTTGGTGGCGCCGGCGACCATGAAGCCGAAGTCGTGCTCCTCCTGGAGGAGATCGTTCCAGCGCTCGGTCGGGATGTTGACCTTGCTGCGGAAGAACTTGATGGCCTCGTCAAAGGGGAGGCTGCCGTACTCGGTGGGATCAATCGCCATTGGCCACCTCGGCGCGGCCGGCCAGGTTGGCGGCGGTGAGCGCCTCGGTCATGACCCGGCCGAGGGCGGCGCTGTCGATATCGCCGAACAGGGCAAAGAGCTGATCGCGGATCGCGGGGAGGCTTTCGCCGGACATGACGAGCGCGCGGATCCGGTCGATCATGGCGGACATGGCGGGGTCGGCGGCGGCGCTGAGGCGAATGGTAAAAGTCTCGGCAGCGTCCGGATCCGGAGCGGTTTCGGCATTGAGGGCGAGACAGTGGGGACAGCCCTGCTCGTGATTCATGCCCGTTCGGGTTTCGGTGGCTCCGGCCGGTTTTGCCGGCGCAACTTTTGCGGCCCCCAAACATTCGGCATCTTTGGCCGGGTCGGAGAAGCCGAGTTTGTCGCGCACTTCGGACACTTCCACCCGCAAGCCGAGGGGGACGAGCTTGGCCAGGGCTTCGGACATGATCGGGATATCGGTCTGATCCGGCTCGCGCAGGTGGACGCTGGGATAGTTGGCCTGGGGTCCGTGGTTGAGGCAGATGTAGGGGATGACCAGGTCGCGCTCGAGGGTTTCGGCCAACTGCTCGGCGTCGGCGTCGCGGATATCCTCCCGTACTTCGTCGTGGACTTTGGCCTGAGCCATGCTGGAGCCGTCGTCAGCGGTCATGGTCTGGCCGAGAATGGCCTTGGAGAGCTGCTTGTCGAACCAGTCGGCAATCCGCTCAAACAGCGACTCGCCGCCGGTACCCTTGGCGGTTTCGATGAATTCGATCATCATCCCTTCGGGGATGACGGCGGCGGCATCGGAACCGAGGTTGGCGACGGCTGACTTGAGGATGGCGATGTTATCCTCGGTTTCGCCGGGGCGGTATTTGCCGAGGCGCAGCGGCATGCCGAAGACTTCGCAGAACGCGACCCAGTCCTTGACGGTGAAGTTCTTGAAGATGTAGGACCAGGCTGCGAGGCGGGCGAGACCGCCGCGCAGCGGGATGCCGGTTTTCAGCCGCGGCGTGTGGACGATGAACTTGTAGGGCTGCAGCGGGAGGCCGTTCATCAGGTCGGCTTCGTCCTTGAGCCGCAGTTCGCTCAGGGTTTCCCGGTCATACTGGAAAAAGCGCGGGTCGCGCCAGACGTAGCGGCCCGGCTGCCAGGGGGACTTGCTCCGGTCCCAACAGATCTCGACGACGGAATAGCCCTTGCCGAGGGCGTCGAGGCTTTCCTCGATCATCCCTTTTGTGCCGCGCCTCTTGAACAGTTCGCGGATCTCGTCGGCCAGCTGGATGTCTTTCGGATCGTCGCTGGCGGCTTCGACGACAATGGGCAGCCGGGCAATGGCGCGCTTGCGGGTACCGATGACGGAGGCGTAGTGGCAATCCTTTTCCTCCATCTCCTCCGCCAGGGAGAGAAAGGCATCGGCGTTGCCTTCGGTGGCGTCCTTGAGCAGGCAGGCCAGTTTTTGGGGGGTGAGCCCGCCGGTGATGTAGCTGTAATTCCAGAGGGAGCGGATGCCGGTAAGGGAGGGCCGGGCGATTTCCTCGGAGAGGACTTTCTTCTGCACCGGGCGGTTCCAGGCGTCGTAGAGGGTGATATTGTCGGCCATTACCAGGCTCCTTGTTGTCGGCCTACGCCGTGGTTGGTGTGAATGTCACGGGGTAGATCCGGATCGGTTTTCTTGACGCTTTGGTAGCCGTACTCGCTGTAGCCAATGCGGGTGGCAGAGACTGCCATGGCGCAGCCGATAGCGACGTCACCGTGGCGCTGGTTGCCGTCGGCGCCCTGGGTGTGGGCTTCCGGCACCTTGGCCACGCCTTTCTGCATCTTGACGGCGCGGTAATCGGTCATGTGATCGGCATCTTGCGGCACTTCGATAACGCCATCTTCGAAGAAACTCTTGAAACGGGGCATCTCGGCCCGGTACCAGGCTTCCGACAGCATGACCTGGGTAATCCTGGCTTCACCATATCTCTGCATGGCGACCTCGGCCAGGTACTGACCATTGCCGCGGGCGTCGAAACAGGCGTGGGCGAAGCGCGGCAGCCGGTCGAGGATATAAAAGAGGATCAGCTCCTGCTCTTTGAACGGCACGTTCTTCAGTTCCAGGACAAAGGGGGCGCGGTAGTGCAGGTTGATCAGCTCCGCCAGGGGGAAGAAGATGGTCAAGTCGCCGGAACGGGCAAAGTCTTCGCCGAAATAATGGGCCCGCTTCGGATCAAGCCTGGACAGCAGCGGCAGCAGGTACTCCTTGCACCAGTCAAGGGCTTCGGCCTTGCGGATATGGTCCGGCAAAGTGGCAAAGGCATGATCGCAGCCCCAGCGCAGCACCGGGATATCCTCGCGCATGCAGCGCTCGATGATGACGCGGGCGAGGTAGGTGCCTTTCCCCTGGGACGGGATACAGAACAGCTCTTCGTCGGCGTGCTCTTTATAGAAGGCGACCAGATCGGCGCGCCACCTGGCCTCCGCCTCCGGGCTCCATTCCCGGCCGAGCTTGAGGCAGATGCGCTGGTAGAGCCCTTCGGCCAGGGCATCATCGAGAGTGATGCGGTGCAGGCTGTAGGGCACTTTGCCGGCATGGATATCCTGGATCAGTTCGTTGAAGGGGTTGGCGTCACCGTCATGGGTGGAGATGATGCGCACCTGCCCGCCCCACATGAGCAGCGCCATGGCGGCCTTGATGAGCCCGTCGAGATTGTCGTGGAAGGCGGCTTCATCAATGACGACCCGGCCCTGCTTGCCGCGCAGGTTGGTGGGTCTGGAGCTGAGGGCGGTGATGCGGTTGCCGGAGGGGAAGTTGATGCGCAGGGCGAGGATCTCCTTGTCCTCGTCGACCAGGACGCACTCCTCCACTTCGCTGGCGGCTTTATTGTATTCCCTGGCCCAGTCGCCGCAGTCGTTGATGAACTCGCGGGCCATGTCGAGGTTGTAGCCGATGTACCAGACGTCGTCGCCGGAGAGGGAAGCGGCGTAGAGGGTATCGTCGGCCGCTTCGGCCCAGGAGAGACCGACACGGCGGGACTTCTCGCAGATCTTCACCTGGGAGTTGTCGGCAATCCAGCGCTGCTGGTAGGGGAGCAGCACCATGGGTGCCTGTTCAGGGCGCATGCCATGCGCCCCTACAATGGCGAACTCCGGTATGTTGCGGGGTTGTTTTTCCACTTAGGCTCCGATGCCGAGAATCTTCCTGCGGATCTCGTTGGCGGCTTCGTCGGAGAGACCACCCTTTCTGCCGCCGGCGACTTCATCTACGGCCTTGACGGCATCCTGAATAACCTGCCTGCGGATCTCCGCTTCCCGCTTGAGGTTGTCGGAGCCGGCCTTTTCCAGCCGGGCGAGGGTGAGGCTGAGCCCTTTGAGCTGGTCGATGTCGGCGGCTTCGGTCTGGCCGAGCAGGTCGAAGATCATGGTCTGCAGGGTCTGGTTGAGGATCAGCCCCATGGTGCTCTGGTCCTGGGCGTTGCCGGTCATCTGGGCGGAGATCTCGCGGGCGCGGCGGATGCGGGAGCCGACGTCCTCGATATTGACCAGGCTGCTCTGCCGGGCGAGCTTGCGGGCGTCGTGCCACTCGGTGCCGGCGCGCTGCTTCCACTTGCGCAGGGAGTTTTCGGAGACGCCCAGCTCCTGGGAGATGGCCGGGATCTCGTTGCCGTCGGCGTAGAGGCGGATGGCCTCCAGTTCTAAATCGGCTCTCTTGCCCATGTTTATCCCCTTGGTCCGGGGCGCTTGACGC